TGTTGCAACAGTCGATCACCGAGAAGCGCACGAAGTTCACAGCCGACATGCAGGCCAAACTGACCGAATTGCGAGGGAAATCGCGAGAGTTGGCGTCCAAATCGATCCAGGGCTTCAGTGAGGAAACCGAGAAGGCAATGCGTGACTACGCAAAGACCGAAGGTCTCACCGATCCCGAACTCGACAACGTCCTGCTCGACCCGCGGTCCTACAAGATCGTCTGGAAGGCCATGCAGTTCGACAAGGTCAAGGCCGGTACCAACAAGGCACAGCAGCGCGTCGACCGGGTATTGAAACCCGGGCCCTCTGGCGAGCGCATGCCTGCGGAAACCGCTCAAAAACTCAATTTCAACAAGGCGATGAAGGCAGCCGGCACTGATTCCGGCGCCAAAGCTCGAGTGATCGAGGACCGCTTGGTTGGAATCTTCTCCAAAAGGTAATTTGCAATGACTGTTTTGACCAACACGACGCAGACCTTCGGCGTCTCCTCGGGAGGCGGTATCCGGGAGGACCTCGAAGACGTCATCTGGGATCTATTCCCGGAAGACACCTGGGCGGTATCGAATCTGGACAAGATCGATGCTACCTCCACAACCCACGAATGGCTCGCGCAGCAGCTCGCGGCAGCAGGCTCGAACGTCGGGGTGGAAGGCGATGACGCCACGTTCACCTCGCTCACCCCGCCCAGCCGGTTCGGCAATCTGCTGCAGATCCAGTCGAAGACGTTTCTCGTCTCCGATACCTTGGAGGCCGTGAAGAAGGCCGGCCGCGGCTCGGAAGTCGCGCGCGGCGCGATGGTGAAGATGCGCGAGCTCAAGCGTGATATGGAATTCTCCATCACGCGCAACCAAGTCTGTACCGCCGGCGGCGCTACCACGGGCCGCACTTATGGCGGCATGGAGATGTGGCTGTCGGGCTTCCTCAACAACGCCCAGGTCAATACCACGGTCACTGCATCGACCGCGGTACGCTCCACGACCACGGCGGACACCTGCACCACGGTCCCGATCTCCTCGGGCACGCCCGGCGCGACCGCGCCCACGGATGGCACCACGACCGCCGCTTTGACCATCACCAACCTGAACCTCGCCCTCCAGGGCGCGTGGTCCAATGGTGGCAATCCGAGCGTGATTCTCGCGACGGCGAACAACAAGACGGCCATCGACGGTTTCACCTCGGTCGCGACCCGGTTCGTGAACGTGGATGCCTCCACGCAGTCACCGATCATCGGCGCGGCGAACGTGTATGTGAGCGATTACGGCCGCCATACGGTGGTCCTGCATCGCTACATGCGCACCTCCGTGCTCTTGTGTCTGGACCCGAACTACTGGGCGATCGCCTTCCTGCGGCGCCCGATGGCACGGGAACTGGCACGCACCGGTGACGGTACCAAGTACCAGATTATTACGGAGTCGACGCTGGTCTGCCGTAACCAGCAGGCCAGCGCCAAGGTAGTGGCTCTCACCTAACCCCCTCGGGCCGGGACTTCAAACCGGCCCTTTTTGAGGCCACGCATGTCTGACTTCTTCGAAATAGACCCCGTGACTGGCATTCGTTCCGACTTCAGGTGGAACGAAAACGCCCAGGAGTATTCGATCGAGCGCACCGCGGATGTCCAACCTGTGCTGGATTTCGCCTCATGGGCGCGCAATGAGGGCGGCGTCAACCGCGAAGGCATCAAAGCCGGCTGGTGGCTCTACGCCAAGATACCGCCGATTGTTGAGCTGCAGATGCGCGCGAAGGGCATCGATGTCGGTAACCCGGAGCATCACAAGCGCATGCTGGCGGAGATCAACACGAACTATCCCCATTTAAAAACGACGACCGGTAACGACGGTGGTCGCGCAGGTAAGGTGATCAGCCTTGGATGATCTCTACCTGACCGCCAAGGAACTGTCCGAGCACGGCAAGACGGATCTCGCCTGGAAACTGATGGAACGACTGCTCACCGAGAATCCCGCGGACGTGCGCGCGCTCATCATGGGCTCGTGGCTCGCCAACAAGCTGGGGAAGTTTGTCGAGGCTTACCTCTACGCCAAGGTCGCCACAGATCTTGCGCCGAAAGATGCGAGTGCCTGGACGAATCTTGGACATGCGGCCTCCAAGCTGTGGCTAGTCGAGGAGGCCGAGCGTGACTACCACCGAGCGCTGCAACTGTCGCAGACGCAACATGACTTCACCGTGCTCTGGGTCAACCTGGGTGCGCTCTATATCGATACGGGTCGGTTCGATAAGGCACTCACTTACGTCCGGAAAGTGCTGGATGTCGAGCCCACGCACAAGAACGCACTGACCAATCTCGGCTTCTGTCAGCTCGCGTTGCGTGACTGGAAGGGCTGGAAGGGGTATCACGGCACCGTCGGCACGGACTGGCGCAAAAAGGTTGTCTACAAGGGCGAGCCGGAGTGGGATGGCACGCCGGGCAAGGTGGTCGCGCTTTACGCGGACCAGGGATTGGGCGATGAGATCAGCTTCGCCTCCATGGTGCCTGATGCGGCGCAGATCTGTCGCAAGCTGATCCTTGATTGTGATGGACGGCTCGCGGGCCTCTTCGCGCGTAGCTTCCCGGGCGTGAAGGTCTATGGAACGCGCGTGCGAGAGGAGAAGTGGGCGAAAGAGGATCGCGACATTGAAGCGAGCCTGCCACTGGGTCAGATCGGGGAGTTCTTCCGCACCACTGACGATTCATTCCCGGGGACTCCCTATCTCGTCCCATGCCCACACCGTGTCAAACAATGGAAGGCCCTATTTGCTGAGAAGCGCAAGCCTGTCATCGGAATCGCATGGACCGGTGGAGTGCCGAAGAACAATGCCCGTAACCGGCGCATTGCGCTGACTGATCTACTGCCGGTGTTCGAGCTGGACGCACACTTCGTATCGCTCCAGTACAAGGATGCGCAGAAGGAGATCGATGCGCTCCATCTCGAGCATCCGGACGTTGATCTGGTCCAGTATCCCTGGGCCACGCTGACGGATGATTACGATGACACCGCGGCATTGATCGCCGCATGCGACTACGTGCTGTGCATTCAGACGGCCGTTGCACATACAGCCGGTGGGTTGGGAGTGCCAGTCACCGTGCTCCTGCCCACGGCCACCACATGGCGTTACGGGCTGAAGCACGAGACGATTCCCTGGTATCACTCACTCAAGATCATCCGCCAACAGAAAACAGGCTACTGGAGTGCCGAAATTGAACGCGCCCGCGACCAGCTCGCTGATTTCCTCCGAGTACGCTCAGGAACAGCAACGCTTGCACGAGCAGGGGCATTACGGAACGGTCTCGATTCAGTACGCCCCCTTGGTCTCACAGATCATCGAGCGAATGGAAGTCTCACATCTTCTTGACTATGGCTGCGGCTCGCAGACGAATCTCGCCAAACATCTCAAGGTCAATCGCAAGCTGATGTATCAGGCATATGATCCTGGCGTCCCGAGATTCTCAAAGCCGCCCGTGCCGGCCCAGATGGTCGCCTGTATCGATGTGTTGGAGCATATCGAGCCGGAACTGATCGACAACGTGCTGGATGACCTGAAGCGACTGACCGAGGGAATTCTATTCGCCACCGTGTGTACCTGCGCCGCTAAGAAGACTCTCTCCGACGGTCGTAACGCGCATTTGATACAACAGCCGATGCCGTGGTGGTTACCTAAATTCTGGGAGCGCTGGGACATCCAGACCGTTCAGACTACCGCGGACAATGCTTTTCTGGTCGTCGCGCTCGCCAAGTCATCGATCGAAAGTACGGACGGCAAACTCCTATGAACGACACGCTGCGGATCTTCATCGGATTCGATCCGAGGGAGGCCGCTGCCTATCACGTCTGCTGTCAGTCAATCATCGAGAAGGCGAGTTATCCCGTTGCCTTCCATCCATTGCATAGTGGATTGCTTCATGGCTTCAACGGTCAGCGGGACGGCTCGAACGCCTTCACATTCTCGCGCTATCTAATCCCATACCTATGCGACTTCACCGGGTGGGCGCTGTTTCTGGATGGCGACATGACAGTGAACGAGGACATCGAGCAGCTCTACCGATGGCGAAATCGTTTCTACGACAAGGCCGTGGCTGTAGTGCAGCACGACTATCAGACGCGTCACGCAACAAAGTATATCGGCTCCAAGTTGGAAAGCCGCAACGTGGACTATCCTCGTAAGAACTGGAGCAGTGTCGTCCTATGGAATTGCGCGCACTTCGCCAACCGCGTATTGATGCCTGACTATGTGAAGGACGCTCCACCGTCGTTCCTGCATCGCTTACAGTGGCTACAGGATAAGGATATCGGCGCTTTGCCGACTGACTGGAATCACCTGGTGGGTGAATATCCGCCGGCATCTCCTGCGCTGCATCACTTCACGCTGGGAGTCCCAGGCATCAAGCATTATGCGGATGATTATGGTTCCTGGAACTGGCATTCAGCCCTCGTGCGGGCCTTACGGTGCGCAGGCGAGAAACCGTCAGAGATGGTGAAACGAGCTGAGGAGCGCGTCGGTGAACTTTAGCTCTTACGCTGACTTCCGCACGAAATTCCAACAGATGTTCGATGGCGATGACATCAGCCAGTCAGATATCTCGGTCGCAGTACTTGATCTCATCATCGGGTTAGGGGAGCAACGTATTTACCGCGAGCTGCGCTCGAGCACTCAGGATGTTGCGTTGAGTGTGACCACCACCGGTAATCTTGCTCCATTACCTGCTGACTTTCTCGAGCTGCGAGGCGCGCCATACATAGCACTCAAGGTCTCCGCGACCTATGCACCGTGGGAAGCCGTCAATAACGCCATTCAGCTGCAGGACATGTCTATCACGGTCAGCAATCCGGTGCGCTATACCTTCCAGGGAGACAATCTTCGGTTCTTCCCTGCGCAGGCAGATGGAACGGCCATTACGGGGCAGTACTACAAGCGTTTCACGGACATCTCAACAGGTCTGAATGCGCTTTTTACGCGTCACGCCGATGTATTTCTGTACGCGGCGCTGGCAGAGAGCGGCCCCTTCATCGGCGATTCACGCACCACCATCTGGGAGCAGAAATATCTATCGTTGGTGGAAGCCGCGAATGAGCAGGAGCGCCGCCGTGTGACGCGGGGGTCCAAGTTGCAGACGAGGGTGGCGTGAAGACTAGTTTTCTGGGACAGGCTTACTCGTCCCGATCCCCGATTCTCGCCTCCCAGACCGCGATCAATATCTTCCCGGAAGTCACCGAGACAGGTGGGAGCGAGGTCGGCGGTTTCTACGGTACACCTGGCAAGCAGAGTGTTTTTCAAGGCGCCGGTGAAGTTCGTGGACTTTGGGTGACATCAGGTACTGCGCCTGGACAGTATCGTCTATTCGCGGTGATTGGCGCCAACGTCTACCGGCTGGACAGCAATTACAACGCGACGAGTTTAGGGACACTCCCGAATTCTGCCGGTCGCGTTTCCATGGTGGACAACGGCACTCAACTCGCGATCGCGCATCAGGCCGGTATGCACTGGGTTGCGCTCACTGGTAGCGCGATTGCTGCGGTGGCGAATGCTCCTTCAGGCGCGATTCTTTCCGCGCTCGACAATTTTGTTTTGTTTACCGAGAACGTGGGCGGTGAGTTCGGCATCACTGCTTTGGGCGATTTGAGTGCCATCGACCCGTTGGATGTAGCCACTGCAGAAGGTTGGCCAGATGACTGTGTTTCTCTCATAGTGATCCAACGTGAAGCCATCCTGCTGGGCACGGAAACCATTGAGGCATGGGGTGATACAGGGGCGGCACTATTCCCGTTGGAGCGAACGCCGGGAGGATTCGTCGAGCAGGGCTGTGCGGCCAAGTGGAGTCCGGACAAACTCGACAATTCTGTTTTCTGGTTGGGCCGCGACCGAAAGGGAAGGGGCATCGCCTATCGATCAAATGGCTATACGCCGGTGCGGATCTCGACGCATGCAATTGAAAGCGCATGGGCGCAATACGCTGACATTAGCGATGCGATCGGTTTCGCCTATCAGGAAGAAGGTCACTCGTTCTATGTGTTGACCTTTCCGACCGGCAACGAGACCTGGGTATATGACGTCGCCACCAAGATGTGGCACCAGCGCGCCTATATGGACAGCTTTGGTCTGTTGAATCGTGACCGTGCCAACTGCTACGCGTTCTTCAACGGTGATCACCTGGTGGGTGACTATCAGAATGGCAAGATCTATCGCATGGATATGGATCTCACTACGGATGACGGAACACCGATCTATCGCGAGCGTGCGTTTGATTTTCCGGATACTGAAGGGGAAGACGACATCGAGCATCGCAAGATACGCGTCGACCAGCTCGAGGTGTTAGCCCTGACGGGCGACGGGGATGGCGCGGGCGATGCGCCGCAGATGTGGGCGCAGATCTCCAAAGACGCCGGGCGTACCTGGGGTTATGAGCGATTCCGCAAGCTTGGCAAGATTGGAGAGCGCAAAGCACGCGCACGCTGGCGTCGTTTGGGCGCAGGGCGTGACATTGTGATGCGTGTCGCCACAAATATGACGCAGCAGGTGCAATGGGTGGGGGCGTTTTGGGACGGCGAGGTATTGTCTAAATGACCGACCTCATGAAGGTCAAGCCACCGCAGTTCCCAGACGGTCCGGTGGATGGAGGCATGCTCAACCGGTCCCTGTCCGTGATGTACCGTGACGTGTTCTCCCGCATGGACGTGCGTTATCCGCAGAACGACTTCAGTGCTGGTCTGGTGGCAACTTCTTCTGGAGGTGTGACGCTGGGAGCTGCCGCGGTGCCAGCCGGGCGTACCGTGGGCTTGCCGACGCTGGTCAATAAGCTCACAAACGTTGGCAACGCTCAGGATCAGACCTTTCTGCCCCAGGTGTCCGCAGGCAACAAGCTCTCGGTGCAAAGCACGGTCCCGTTGAGCGCGAATGCGACTGCCACGACGGCAACCATCCTCATTGCATCCCACACGGTGCAATATGGATTTGGACAGACCTCGTATTCTTCCGGTTCGATAACTGGGCTGTTGACCAATACGCTATATTACGTGTATGCGGACGACCCCACTTACTCAGGTGGCGCGGTCACTTATTTGGCCACGACGACTCCGCAGACTGTGACGGCCGCCAACGGTCGTTACTACCTGGGCTCCATCACGACTCCAGTATCAGCCACCACATCCAGTATCTCCGGAGCCACGAGCGCCAATCCGATCGTGTTCACGACTGCCGCCCCGCACGGATGGAGTACGAACGATCAGGTTACGTTCGCGAGCCTACCGGGAGCTTTCGGGACGGCGCTCAATAGCCAGACGAAGACGATCACCGTGACGGATTCCACTCACTTCTCTGTAGCAGTGGACGGCAGTGCGTTCGCGGCCTACACCTCCGGCGGTACCGCGACGCGCGTCTCAACGCCATCCAGCGGTGCGAGCGGAGGAGGCGGCGGAGGCACAGGCGGTAGCGGCGGGGGTAGGCCACTGTGACAGTGAGCGTCAAGCGCGTTCTGCTGGGCAATGATCATGACGACACGAAATGGCTTGTGCTCGAAGGAGCGATTGATGGCTGTCCGCAGGTAACGAAACGTCGCACGATCAACACTGCGGCGCTCGTATCTGGGGATCTGGATCTGGCGACGGAGAAAGCACAATTGATCGCTGATGTTGAGGAATATTACGCAAGATATCAGGCCGTCCAGACGGCATTGCAGGAACTGTGAAGAATTTTCTGAAACTCGCGCAGGGCGTCAACACGATGCCGTTGCTGCAGCAGCTCTATCGCAACCCTCAGCTTTGGAAGGCTGACACGTATCTTCGGGATTATCCGCAAGGCCCTTTCAGCGATGTTGAGACCATTTTTGTTCGTTTTCCACCATCGTCGGTGAGCGAATTGGAGCGTTCGCAGAAGGATCAACATGAGTGCGTGTGGATGGACGGCTATATCCATTTGCCGGCTGTACGCCCTCTCGTCTTTGGCCTGATGGCTTTGACCGAAGGGGAGAGAATCGGCCGCGTGATGCTCAACAAGATCCGCCCTGGTGGCCGCATCTATCCGCATGCCGATACACCTGTGCATGCTGAATATTGGGAGCGGCACCACTATGTAGTGCAGTCCGCGCCCGGGTGCGTGTTCCGATGCGGTGAGGAAACCGTGCAAATGGCGACTGGCGAGCTCTGGTGGTTCGAGAACGCCAAAGAGCACGAAGTCATCAACAACAGCGCTGATGACCGGATTCACCTGATCATCGATGTTCGGTGCAGTTCTCCATCAGTTCAGGGCGAACTGCCGACCAAGCCCGCATGATTACCTGGTGCGTTGAATCACTTACGGAGCGGC